GATATAGTCGGTGTAAATCCAATGCGTAGGAGCCTCGGGGTTCAGAGTCCAAATGTTCTGCCGGTCGGTAGAGGCAAAAGACCGGGCGAAGGCTGTCTCGATGAAAGACTTAGTCTGGAGGTTTACTTCGTCAGCGTACCATCCACCAATTGAAAGACCGCGGATCTTTTTGAAACTCGCCTCGTTATCGGCTCCGCAGTAGAAAATGATCTTTTCGCCAAGGCGAAGGAATTTAGATCCGTCTTGATCGGTGCAGGGGATCGCTTTCCCCCCGGATATGGCGATAAGCCCGAACTCCCCCTGTATGCAGTTTCTCGAAATAGATCCAAGGGTACAGCCGGACATCAGGAAAGTTTTCTCCGGGGAGGAGATGACGTAGTAATACCATTTCACGAGGGAGGTTACGGTTTTCATGGACCGTACCGAGCCCTCGTAGACAGTCAAGAAGCCCTTAGCTCTGATCGTTTCTCGGGCCTTCTCACCAATGGGGAGGATCCTCATGACTCGCCACCCCCACCAAGAAGCTGCTCGAGCATCGAGCGATCGTCCTCGATTCCCTGGCGCTGGTCATTCTTTGATGCGTCTTTCACGAACGGCCGTCCATCGATGCGGTCGCCGATGTATTTGAGTGCAACGGTGTCACCCGATAAACCGAGCTGCAGAAGCTTCCGCGCAGCCGCTTCCTTGCCAGATATTTTTTTGCCGTTGTGGTCAACAACCTTTTCTTTAAGGACTTTATCCATGATTTCGGTGAAACTTTGGCCTTTCTTCGGTCGGCCCTTCGGGTTGCCTGAAACACCCTTAACCCACCCAGGATTCGCCACAAGCTATAGCCCTCCAAAAGAGAAGACGGCTCTTCTGGTAGCTACGCTTGATGTATGATTTTCAACTGTTTTGCTTTTCACAGGCCCTTGCGCCCCTCGTTAGCGCCGTTACGCAGATTCATTGATTGCAAATAAATATTTACTGCAAAATAATCTATGGTTGTTCTCCTGAATCATTCGGTTTCGATAGTTGCGAAACAAACCAAGAAATCTAATAGTCCTAAAGGCAGGAAATCATATAAAAAGGACTTTGTAAAGTACTTAAAACAGGAATTGTTATCCTGAAGGCATTTTTAACCGAGCTTTTACCCCTTTGAAGAACGCAGATTTAGCTTCAGGACTTGGTTCGTCAAAGGCTGATTGAGCTTGCTGAATTGGTTTTCGAACAGCTCGTTGCTCGACATGATCACGATTAAGCCAGTCTAAGATTGCGGCGAAGTGGCTTCTGTAGTTTTTGCCTGATTTTTCTAAATGAGCGCCGAGCCGATCGATGTAATCGGTGATAATGCTTTCACGATAGAGGCGGCACAGTTCTTTGTATTCGCTTTCAGACAGGATTACGTTTTTAAGAATTCCGTATCCTGACTTTTCTTGAAAAGGTTGAGGGGGAGAGGGGGAGGGTGTAGGCTCTTTATAACTTATACTCTCTCCCTCTCTCTTTATTATACTTTCATTTATTTTAATTTGTGGCATTTCCTCTTGAGTAATCTCGTCGCCCGCTTCATTTCCTCTAGAAGAAACCCCGCGCTCGCTATCCGGCGGCAGTGTTTTCTCTGTAGTTAACTCATTGGGAGATAAAAGGCATAGATTTTGATCAATAGATATTATCTTTCTGTGAGATGCTTTAGCTACAGCTACCCATTGTTTTTGAATGCCATGTGAAGTCAGGGTTTTATATTTATCTAATACCCCATTATCAAAAATGCCTCTTTCAATAGAAAACTTGATTATTTCCCGCAGCTTTGATACTGGGATTTTATTAGTTGCAGAAAACAATAACTCTGTATCTTCGTCCCACTTTAAGGCATACCCTTCTCTATAAATATCTTGGTAGAGTGCAATGAGACAACCAATACCAAGCAACCCAAACTTTGCATGAACCAGTTTTGCTTTAGTATCCCACTCTGTAACTAACGGGAAATAACTTAAGCCCTTGCTTTGCGGTCTAGCCATTTGGTGACCTCTTTGCATTGCACGAACCGCATAAAAGCCGAAGATTGTCGGGGTGATTTATCTGAAATATGTTTTCTTTAGTCGCAAGATAAACCGGGACAATGTGGTCTATCTGAAGATTTTCTTTGCTTCCGCAGAATTGGCAGGAATAATTATCTCTTTCAAAGATGTACTTTCTAACTGCTGGGTTTTTAATATAAGCATTAGAGGCATTTCTAAAGTATATTTTCTGTTCCTCTTTACTTTTATTTTTTGCAATCCTAAAAGCAATTCTTTGGGGAGAGAACACTAGTCTATCCTTTTCTTGTTTGGCCATATATTCCTTCCCTTAAAATGGAATATCATCATCGAACATATCCCCGGCGGGAATTGTCTGTGGCTTTGACGCGGTTTCGTCAAAAAGTTTAGGTGGACTGTTCCCAATAATCTGCCTGAGAGTGGAAGGCTTTACTCCACCTGTTTCCTCTGGCTTGTCGCGGTGAAAATCCTGGATTCGCAGATCATTCACCAGCAGCTTGATCTTACTTCTGGGCTGGCCGTCTTGCTCCCATCGATCCTGCCGGAATTCTCCCTGAATGAGTAACTTGGTTCCCTTTCCGATGTAGCGGCTTACTGATTCGGCTCCCTTCCCGAAATATTCACAGTCGAAGAAACTTGCCTGATCCTTCCACCCGTCACCATCCTTTATGCTGTAATTTACAGCTAGGGAAAAGGCGAGCTTTGGAGTTCCGTTTATCGTATATTTTAACTCAGGGAGCTTGGTTGTTTGCCCCTCAATCATGGTGACATTAAAGTCTTTCATGGCTTCACCTCAAGCTGTTCCGCTTTTTCTTGCCAGTTAACTTCGCACATTTATGCCTCCTTGCTGATACCATTTATACAAGGTTCGCAGAGATATACCCCTTCTCCGTCTTCTTCATAATCGTCAACGAGCGTGAGGTATTTCCCGCATCGCCCACAGCGTCCAATAACGTCCATATCATCGATAGTTGTTACCTTGGCGCCCTCTGGCACTCTAGAGAGGGCGGTACATTTTCCGGTTGTGGTTTTTTCCCATTCAATCGTCATGGTTTTACCTCCTTATGTATATTTGGTTTTTCTTTAAAACGGCGGCTCGGGCGGAGGCGGAAGCGCTATAGGATCAACCTCATCCAATAGCGTTGCCGCAGCCCTAAGTCTTGCCTGCATTTCCATAATTCCTTTTTTATGGAAAGAAAGATGGCGAAGCTGGTTAAACATTTTATCGAGGATCATGCTCCCCACCTCAATTTTTGGTCTTCCGTCTGAATACTGTGAATAATGCCCGACCAAGTTGAACACTTCGTCCGTATCCGCCTGGAGAATAAACCCGTTCTCCGTTTTCCCGATAACTTTCATTTGGTCACCTCGCTTATCTTTAGCCGTGCGGCTACCGGCTCAATATCCACGTGCGGCATCCGGATAAACGCCTTGAGCGCATCGGCCGAATCAAACGCAATCGCCCCGTAACCGCCGGGGAAGTACGCCTGGGCGACGAATATCCCGCCACCCTCTAAGGGCTGACCGAGGGTGATCTGATTCGCTCGGATCGTGTGGATTTGGAATAAAGCTCCTGCCGCTAAGGCAAGAGTAAAAAGCGCTATGCGCCATGTTCTGATTCTCTGCATAGGTAAAATCCTCCTTACGCGGCTAGGACATCCTTGAATGTCTGAATGCCGCGTATCAATTCGAATGGAGAAAGCCAGTATTCGATGAATTTGCCCGTAGGCTTGAGATAGAGAAGCATCGCTCCGTCGGGGTTAGTCCCGAGTGCATAGGCGGCTATCTGGATCGGGTGCCATGAGGCCTTTCCACCAGTCTTGTAGTCAACAAGGATCCTTCGGCCGCCTATCTCTGCCAGAAGATCATACTTGCCGGCGTAGCGATGCCCGTTGAGGGTGAAATCAATCGTGGTCTCAGTCTGAATTGCATAAGCTCGTGATTTTTTCATCCACGCGGCGAATGCGTTGAGGTATTCGAGGGAGTCCAGGGGCCGGCCGATATCATCGGTCCTGATCCCTTTGGTAAAGCGTTCGCAAAGCTCATGGACGGCGCTGCCCCGTTCCCTGGCTTCCTCGGAGTACCATCGGTCATCGATATGCCCGGCCCTCTTGAGGATTTGCGTGACGGACTGGATAATGAGATCACCGTCGCGGTATTCGTGGAGGACCGGGTCGAAGGTCATCTAGGAAGCCCTTCTAGCGATGATGGTTTCGGATTTAATCTTGACGCCTGGGATTGGTACATTGCCTTTGAACATGGCCGCGGCTTTGTTGAGTGTGGACATGCTAGGCTCCAGGTAGGCGAGGGGTTGCCGCCCCTCAGCCACCGCTTTTACCAGCGCCATGAGATCGACAACCTCAGCGCTCCAGAGTTCCCGGTATGATTCTCCACCGGCTTTCACGGGTTCCGCGACGGTTACCTTTGGCACTACGGTAGGCATTTCCAGAACAGCCTCGGCAGCCTGGGAAAGGCCTTCTTTTTGAAGTATTTCCGCTGCAGCGAGCTGCTCCTCCTCGGCTTTCTTTCGGGCTTCTTCCTCTGCCTTCCTTCGTTCCTCCGCAGCCCTGGCCTGTTCTGCCCGATACCAGGCGATCTGCTTGGCGTCCACGATCTTCTTCGCTGCCTCGAAGGGGGCGTAGAGGCTCTTCTTCTGGTCGCAGGCGGCTTTATGGGCTTTGTGTGCGGCCTCGATTACCGGATCACAGTACAGGTCGATGGTTTTCATGGACTGCTTGATACGGCGTCCGAATTCATTGGCCAGGTTGTATGTCTCCTGA